CGTTAACGTTGACGCCTCTGAAACTTCTGCTGATGCCAGCAGCGGCCAAGGCGCTCAACTTGGCAAAGCGATCGGGTTGGCAGTACAACAGGAACTGATTAAACAAAAACGGCCTGGTGGCCTTATCGCTGCTATCTGATGGCTAATTTCCCTTCAATCACGCCGACTTACGGCATCCAAAAACGCAGCCGCCCTGCAACGCGGAGTGTGCGTTTCGGTGATGGTTTTGAACTCCGCCTGAAGTACGGATTGAATCAAAACCCGAAAATTTATCAGCTCACCTTCGAGGTTTCTGAAACTGACTCAGACACAATCGAAACTTTCTTAGATGCCCGTGCTGACGATTCAGCATCGTTTGATTTCACACCACCAGGTGATGGCAGCAGTTCAAAATTTGTTTGCGAGAGTTGGAGCAAATCAATCCCGTATCTGAACCGCGCCACAATTAACGCAACCTTTCGCGAAGTATTTGAACCGTAATGGCAGCAGTCGCAGCCTGGGCAGCCAGCACCGCTTTTTCTGTTGGTGATATACGCAGGGCTACTACGAGCCAAGCCAGTGGCCTGTGGTTTCGTTGCACAACGGCTGGCACCTCTGCGAGTAGTGAGCCGAGCTGGCCGACAGACATTGGCAGCACGATCACTGACAACACTGCTGTTTGGACTGCAATCAGCAGCGTCTATGAGGACGTTTCAGTCCTTGCGCCTAGCGCGATCATTGAGCTGTTTGAGCTGCACCTAGACAGCACGCTTCACGGCAGCTCTGATGTTTACCGGTTTCATGCTGGCAGCAATGCCGATGTGACAGGCAACATTGTTTTTGACGGCAACGCATACACACGTTTTCCGTTGCAAGCTGACGGATTCGAGATGCGATCGGGTGGAACGTTGCCACAACCGACGCTGACGATTGCCAACCTTGATGGCACGATGACCACGTTGCTGGCGCTGGTCAATGCCACCACAGCAGGCAACGATCTAACAGGTGCAACGGTTAAACGGATACGTACCTTGAAGCGTTATCTGGACGGCGAATCGACAGCAGATCCAAACGCTAGGTTTCCGACGGAAATTTGGCGCATCAACCGCAAGGCAACAGAGACCCGCGACGTTGTTACGTTTGAGCTTGCCAGTGAGTTTGATCTCGTTGGGCAGAAGCTACCGAAACGGCAGGTTGTCGCCAACACCTGCCAATGGATCTATCGGAGCAGCGAGTGCAGCTACACCGGCAGCAACTACTTTGACGTGAACGGCAGCAGTGTCAGCACGTTGGCTCAGGACGTTTGCGGCAAGCGTTTGGCGTCCTGCAAGCTGCGGTTTGGTGAGAATGGAACGTTGCCATTTGGTTCATTCCCTGGCGCTGGTTTGACGCGATGAAGCTGACTGATGCGATGCAGGCGGACATTCTGCAACACGCCAAGGATGAGTTTCCAAAGGAGTGCTGCGGACTGGTTGCTGTTGTGAAGGGCAGGCGGCGTTACTTCCCATGCCGCAACATTGCACAGACCCCGGATGAACATTTTGTACTTGACGGTTGGCATGAGGTAGAGGACAAAGGCGAGATAGTGGCGGTTTGCCACAGTCACCCTGTGACGAACCCCAGGCCATCAGAGGCTGATCGTGTTGCGTGCGAAAAGTCTGGTTTGCCGTGGTTCATCGTCAACCCGAACACAGAAGGCTGGGGATACTGCGAGCCTGAAGGTTTTGAGTTGCAATATGTGGGGCGAGAGTTTGTTCACGGGATTGTGGACTGCTACACCTTGGTGCGCGACTTTTTCCAGCGCGAGTACGGCATCACGTTGAGTGACTATCACCGCCGTGATCAGTGGTGGCATAACGGCGAGAATATGTATGTGGAGAATTTCGCTAAGGAAGGTTTTTTGCGGGTGCCGATCCAAGAGCTGCGGCGTGGCGACCTGTTGCTGATGAATCTGCAGTCGCCTGTGCCTAATCATGCTGCGATTTATCTTGGCGATCAGCAGATTTTGCATCACGTACAGGGCCGCTTAAGTTCTCGTGATTTATTAGGCGGCTATTATTTGAAGGCCACAGACCGCGCTATACGCCATGAAAGTCGTTAAGGTCTACGGCGCTTTGCGTGAGCGGCTAGGCCAGTGCCGGTTTGAGCTTGACGTGGCGACACCAGCGCAGGCAGTAAAGGCGCTGTGCGTTAATTTTCCAGGCTTAGATAAATGGCTCATTGATAGTGAGCAGGATGGCGTTGGCTACCGGGTGCGAGTTGGCAAGCAGGAAGCGACACCTGATGACGTGAGCGTGTTGGCTTTGCCCTGGTCAGAGCGTGAGGTTTTTAGCATCACGCCTGTGATTGCTGGTGCTGGTGGCGGCTTTGGCCGTGTCTTGTTTGGTGGTTTGCTAATTGGTGCATCGTTTTTGTTCCCTGGCGCTGGCTTGTTCGGTGCATCTGCGTTCGGTGCTTTTGGCGGACCAATCGCAGCAGCTGGCACGTTGACCACTGTGGGCACGGCGTTGTCAGCTATTGGTGCAGGCTTAGTCCTGACAGGTGTGTCGCAAATTATTTCACCTACGCCTCCATCAGGTTTGGAGTTGAAAGAAGCGAACCGGATTCAAAACTTCAGCTTCAGCGGCATCACAAACACCACCCAGCAGGGCCTTGCGGTCCCTATAGCGTATGGACGTGTTGTTGTTGGTTCAGCCGTGATCAGCTCTGGGTTTGACGTAGATCATTCTGCCGTTACAACTACGCATCCATCGTTGACAGGCTTGCCAGTGACCATGCGTAAAAAGTATGGCCTGGTGTTTGAAACTACGGGGATTATTTGACAATGATTGATCAAAAACTGATTCAAGGTGCTGGCGGCGGCGGAGGCGGTAAAGGTGGCGGCTCAAGTAGTAGGACTCCAACGGAGCTTGATGACAGCCTCAAGTCAGAACAGTTTGTAAGCATCCTTGAGTTGCTCTGTGAAGGTGAGATCGAAGGTTTAGATGATGGTGCAAAAAGCGTCTTCTTAGATGACACGCCAATTCAAAACACTGATGGCTCTGTCAACTTCGACAACTTCACGGTTGCGTTGGCGTTTGGCACTCAAGCTCAACCGCATATTCCAAACCCTGCAGGCGGGATTCAGAACGAAAGGTCTGTCAATGTTGAGGTAACAAACGCAGCGTCAGTAACTAGATCAATCACTGATTCTGATATTGATCGTGTGCGTGTCACAATTACAGTTCCATCGCTACAAGTAGTTGAAGATGATGGAGACATTATTGGCAACTCTGTCAGCATAAAAATCCAACTACAGTATGACGGTGGCGGTTTTAACGACGTTCTTACTGACACGATTAGTGGCAAAAGCAGCAGCCGCTATCAACGGGACTATCTGCTAGAGCTGACGGGCAGTTTTCCTGTTGATTTGCGTGTTGTTCGTACAAGTGCAGATGAAACCAGCACAAGACGTGCAAGTTCAACATTTTTCAGCAGCTACACAGAGATTCAAGATGAGAAGCTGGCTTACCCAAACAGTGCTTTGGCGGGCTTGCGGTTTAGCTCAAAACAATTTCAAAACATCCCACGCCGTAAGTATCTGATCCGGGGCACAAAGGTCAGGATTCCCAGCAACGGCACTGTTGACACAGCGACGCATCTGGGTCGGATTACATATTCAGGACTTTTTAACGGCACATTGTCTGCGGCGACGTGGACTTCAGATCCTGCCTGGTGCCTATATGACTTGCTTACAGACACCCGCTATGGGTGTTCTGTACCTGAGTCATCACTAGATGTGTTCGACTTCTATGAAATCAGCAGATATTGCAACGAGCTTGTCGATGATGGCAAAGGCGGTCAAGAGCCACGATTCAGCCTCAATCTGCTGCTGAATACTCGCGATGAGGTTTACAACGTCATCCAGCAATTAACCAGCATTTTTAGGGGGATTAGTTATTACGGCGCTGGGTCACTTGTGCTACGTCAAGACAAACCTGCTGATTCTCAATATCTGCTCGGGCCTAGCAATGTTGTCGATGGTTTGTTCACTTATAGCGGCACAGCAGAGAAAACACGCCACACTTGTGCAACGGTTGCATGGCAGAGCTACGACACATTGGGTGATGTTGAATATGAATATATTGAGGATCATGAGGCCGTCGCTAAATACGGCATCGTCAACAAAGACGTAAAGGCGATTGGTTGTTATAGCCAGGGCCAAGCACACAGGCTGGGTAAATGGCTGCTGACTAGCGAAAGGCTGTTGTCAGAAACAGTCAGCTTTGCTGTTTCTATTGACGCTGGCATTGCTGTCACGCCAGGAATCGTTATCGATGTTGCTGATCCGTTGCGTGCTGGCACACGTCGCAGTGGGAGGGTCAGTTCTGCAACCACAACTGTTGTCACGATCGACAGTGAAACGGATCTATCTGTAAATCTGGCCGCAAGCCCAACACTGTCAGTGCTGTTGCCGACAGGTTTAGTTGAGACAAAGACAATTAGCAGCATCTCAGGCGTTGCAATTACTGTCAGCGAAGCGTTTAGTCAAGCGCCACAATCACAAGCGATTTATCTGATACAAACCAGCGACATTCAGTCGCAGCAATATCGGATTGTTTCCGTTGCTGAAGGCGGTGATGGCACGGTGGGTGTTACTGCTGTTGCATATAACGAGTCAATTTATGCAGCCGTTGAGCAAGACATTGCACTAACAACACGAGACATCAGCAACCTGAACGGTACGCCAAGTGCGCCAGAGGGTTTGTCTGGCACTGAGTTCTTGTATCAAGAGGGCCAAACTGTTCACACTGGTTTTGACCTGAGCTGGCAGCACGACAGAGTAAACGTCAATGAGTTCCGCGTTAAATACAAGCTCGGCAATGACAACTTTATTGAGCTGAACACGTCAAACCCGTCGGTTACTCTGCGCAACCTGAAGGCTGGCACGCTCACAGTTCAGATCCGTGCAACCAATTATCTAGGCAAACAAAGCTCAACTGCATCGGCAACGTTCACGCTGCTAGGCAAAACGGCAGTTCCTGGCGATGTGCAGAACCTGTCGATTGAACCGATCAGTGCCAACAGTGCTCGCCTGCGTTGGGATCAAACGGTTGATCTGGATGTAAAGGTCAACGGCTTGGTGCATATCAAGCACAGCAGCCTGACTGACGGTTCAGCTACTTGGCCCAACTCTGTTGACCTGATTCCTGCTGTTGGTGGTAACTCAACTGAAGCGATCGTTCCGTTAGTTGCTGGCGAGATATTTGCCAAATTTGAAGATGATCTAGGCAACAAGAGCACGAACGCAACCAGTGTTCTGATGCAGTTCCCCGATACGTTGGGCCGCTTAATTATTCAAACTCGTAGGGAAGATCAGGACAGCCCACCGTTCCAGGGTACAAAGACTGATTGTTTTTACTCTGAAGGTTTCGATGCGTTAATTATCGATGGTGACGAAACTCTTGATGCCGCGACAGATTTCGATGCGATTACGTCGTTTGACTTCTTAGGCGACATCCTTAGTTCTGCTGAATATCAGTTTGTTAATACGTTGGATCTAGGCGCACGATTCTCATTAGATCTTCAGCGGCGGTTTGTTACTCGTGCATTCTTCCCGAACGACACAGTTGATGCACGTACTGCATTGGTGGACACCTGGAACGATTTCGATGGAACAGATGCTGATGCTGTCAACGCCAAGCTGTATTTCAGGAGCACTGTTGACGATCCAACAGGGACTCCTACTTACAGCGCATGGCAGGAGTTTGTTTCTGGAACGTTTGAGGCTAGAGCGTTCCAGTTCAAAGCAGAGTTAAAGAGCTCTGACATCGCGCAAAACATTTTGGTTGATGAGCTGGGTTTTGAGGCGACGTTCCAGCGGCGGCAAGAAAACAGCAACGGCACCACGGCGTCAGGTACTAGCACGAAGAGCGTGGCCTTCGACAAAGCGTTTTTCACAGGCACAGCAGCTCTAGGCTCAGTCAACGCTTATCTACCGAGCGTTGCCGTCACTGTGCAAAACCTTGGCAATGGCGAGCGTTTGAACGTCAGTAATGTCAGCGCCACCGGGTTTGACCTAGATATTTTGGATGGCAGCAACAACAATGTTGATAGGAACTTCACCTATGCAGCAGTGGGCTATGGCAAGGCGGTTTAGTATGGGGCAATCTTTGTTTAGAGACTCGTGGCGCAAGCAGACGGAGTTGTAGCCAACGGAACGGGAGCTGCAGTCCGTTCAGATTTGAATAATCAGCTTGCAGCAGTTTTTACAAACCATTCAGGCTCTAGTGAGCCATCGACCAAATATGCGTACCAATGGTGGGCTGATACTACGACCGGTCAGTTAAAGCTGAGAAACTCAGCGAACAACGCTTGGATCACAATCTTCGAGCTTGACGGCACAATGTTGATGGAGGACGGCACTGTTTCTGCGCCTGGTCTTGCATTTGCCTCTGACCTAAATACTGGTTTCTTTAGAGATGCAGCGGACAAGATTAATTTTGCGACTGGTGGTGTTGAGCGTTTAGAGATTGGCAGTTCTGAAGTTGTATTTAACGACGGCAGCAATGATGTTGACTTCCGCGTGGAGTCAAACGGCCAGACTCACATGCTGTTTGTCGATGGTGGAAATGATCGGGTTGGGATTGGAGAGTCAAGTCCTGATCAAACATTTCACGTAAAAACAACTAGCGATGATGTTGCCAAGCTTGAATCAACAAGCAATGGGAATGGTCCCAATTTAACTTTTGCACATACAGGATCTTCGCCTGCTGACGATGATATAATTGGTAAGTTGACTTTTACCGCTACAAATGATGCCAGTCAGCAAACAACTTTTGGCGACATTCGAGCTGTTTCGAGTGATGTAACTGATGGTTCTGAAGATGGTGCATTTACTTTTAATACCAGAGCTGATGGGTCTTTTGCCGAACGTCTCAGAATTACGAGCGATGGAAATTTGGGCGTGGGCACGGCGGCGCCTGCAGCTAAATTGCACGTTGAAAACACATCAGGCGTTGGAGGATTACTTATTGAAGGCAGCAATTTGGCTCAGATAATTTTATCTGACAACAATGGGGGCACTAATGATAAAAACGTTGTTCTTAGAAATAGCCAGCAAAATCTTCTTTTTGGTACTCAAGACGACGGCTTCAGCTCATTTTCAGAGAGCCTACGAATCCGATCAGGTGGCGGTTTAACTTTCAACGGCGACACGGCTGCTGCAAACGCTCTTAATGATTACGAAGAAGGTACTTGGACTCCTGTCCCAAGTGATGGTAGCAATACGTCAACAATATCTGCCATTCAGTGTAGATACACAAAAATTGGACGTTTAGTGTATATTAGAGGTTCTTTACTTAATATTAATACAACTGG